TACTTCACGGGCCGTTGCAAGTTCACGATCCATTGCGATACGGGTAATTTCCGATGGGCGTTCCATCAAAATCATGCCCTTACGGCGTACTGGACCCACATAACCAATCGCCATCATCTCAGGATGCCGCCTTGCATCAACTGGTTCCCAGCCAACGCCACGCATTTCGATCATATGCTCCTGATCCGTCATGCCAGCAATGCTTTCACGCTTCCAATTGTAGTCCCATCCTTCCGGAATCTTGCGTGGGTCAATGTAAAACTCATCATGCATGGATGCATCGAAGTTATCATTGCGCATTTGGTTGCGAAGTTCTTCCGCACGGATGGCAGCTTCCCGCAAACCACGGGAAACAAGAGGTGCTTCGACTTCGGTGTCGGCTGAATTGCGTAAATCGTTCATTGTTTCTTCCACCATTTCAATAATTGGAGATTTTGCGGGGCGTCCGGGTCCACGTTTAGGTTGATCTGTCATGGTTTACCCCATCGCACGCTTGTTCATCTGATAAAGTTTACCTTCCAAGTACTCTTCATCCGTCATATCCATTGCCATAGCGTGATCACGCTCTGCTGGCGTCAATGTCATGGTTACGGTCTGGCCTGAACGGAAGGTTTGAGCAGCATTTGACCGTGAAACAGGTGCAGCCGCCATAGCTTGACGCTGACGAACCTGAGAAACAGGTGCTTGTTGCGGTTCACCATCGTAAACACGGGTTTCAATGTGCGCAAAGTACTCTGGACTGTCAGGTTGAATCTTCCTAGCAATCGCTTCGTAGTGCGCAGCGGTCATAAGAGCCGTTTTATCAGGATCGGCCAGCACATCACGGTGCGAACGAAGCCATGCTTGCGACGTTGGACTTTTAACAGCCGCAATTTGAGCCTCAATAGGGTCAGAAGGCTGTTGTTCAAAGCGTGGTTGAGGTTGACGGCGCTGTTGTTCAAGCATTTGCCGTTCATAATTCAACTTTTCTTCGACCGCTTCCTTGCCTTGGGCCAATTGCATAAGGCGGGATTCGACCTGAGACATCTGGCGTTGCAGTTTTGCAGCCTTGCCGTAGTCACCTTCCGCCAAAGTTGCAGCATAATCACGCTCCAACATCTCCGCATCACGTTCAAAGCTGGCAATTGCGTTAACAAATGCCGTTAACTGGTTATCCTGAGCCTGAACTTGGTAAGTTTTTACCTCTTGCTTTGCTTCGTGTGCAAATTTTTCAGCTTGCGCCCGTGCAAGGCGGGCTTCATCAGCTTCACGACGCTTTTCATCCAACTGGCGGCGAAGAAGTTCAACACCTTCGTCCGGTTGTTTAACTGGTTCTGCTGCTGGTTCCGTTTTTGCAACAGGATCAGCACCTAAATCGTAGTCATCCTTGACCGGAAGCGGCACAGGAGACTTAACGGTGACTTCAATTGCTTCTAAATCTGACATTTATGCCCCCTTAGTACGCTGTGTCTGGCTCTGGGATAGCCAATTTGACGTTAACATCCTGGATAATCTGGCAAAGAACGCCATTAATATTCAGTTTCCAGCCGTCTGAGGAGCGAAGAACAATCCACTGGCCTACTTCAACATCCTGACCAGCAAACGCAGTGCGGTCGTCATCCACAAAAGCAAGAGGACCTTTTTTCAAAACAAGAACTACCTTGCCCTGATAATCATCTTCTTTGCGGGTATTGTCAGAAAGGAAAATGCCTGATTTAGTGCGCTCTGGACGCTTATAAACAGCGCAGAGAATGTTGTTATTGTAAACCTGCACTTTGGAAATATCACCAATTGCAGCTTTCAACTCCTCTGCCGGGTCACCGACATGGAGCATTTTCATATTAGCAGTTTTCATTTTATCTCGCTTTTTGATTAATGCCGACGATGTCATCCATCGTCTCTTTCGCCCAGATAAGTGCGTCGGATAATCCTTTTAGATACCCAACACGGTTTTTGTATTCCTCGTAGTTTTGTGCAGAACCTGCCAGAATGCTCTCTGAAAGGTTCTGCTTTTCCTCTTCAATGCGCTCCTGCAATTTGCGGTACAGAAGCAAGTCAAGTGACGCCATGTTACTCCTTACGGTGTCCCATTTGCTTTGGGCCACTTACGTTTTTCCAGACGACCTAGTCCGGAGCCAGACCCATATTCAGTTTCCTGATATTTGGGCATTCCTACGCGACCGCCCTTTTTGAACGGTCCACCGCCGCCGCCCGGAGGCATTGGAGGCATTCCTTGTGGTGGCATACCCTGAGGAGGCATACCGCCCATTGGAGGCATTCCCTGTGGAGGCATTGGAGGCATCATTGGCGGGACAGGAGGCTGACCCATTCCAACACCAGCACCCAAAGGTTGCTGCCCTTGTCCTGATTGCGGCGAAATAATGATGTTAACATTGGTTTTGCCAGCCTTAGTACGTCCACCAGTTGCGCGTTGAACGCGCCCACCTGTTTGCCTTGGCATATTGTATGGGTTGTAAGAAGGGCTATTAAACCCACCATTAATAGGGGTTGGAGAAGATGGGCCGCCACTAAAATAGCTTATTTGCTGGGGAGCAGAAGAACCACCCATAGCGCCCGGCAACTGTTGTGTTCCTACCAAAGTAGAACCTTGGTTGCCCATGCCGGGGACTTGTGGAGGAGCAACTTCTGGCCCACCACCGGGATGACCATACTGGCTAAACAAGCTATTGGGGGGAAGAACAGGCGAAGCCAACTCTGGGCCACCACCGGGATGGCCATACTGACCATAGGTGCTGTTTTGCGGAAGAACAGGAGGAGCCAATTCTGGATTACCCAATCCGCCCAAGCCACCTAAGTTGCCTAAACCGCCCATATTACCCATGTTGCGAGCCTGAGGATTATTCCTCATGCTTTGAATATATTTCATAAAATCGCCGCCATTAGCGCCGGGGTTCATGCCCATGTGCAATGGATTATAAGCCTGACCCTGCGCACCCATATTCATCATTGGGTTTTGCGAAGTGATAGGACCACCGCCATATTTATGCGAACGATGTTTTAACGCAGAAGATTTAACTTCTTTGCGAATTAATGCGCGATCTTCTGCTTCATCTTCATGGCGATGATGGGCGCGACCGCCTTTTTTCATTGGGGACAATGCGCCAATCGGAGCCTTAATATCGCGTGGAACGCCAAAACCCTTAGGAATAGCCGTAGACATTCCTTCTTTTTTCTTACGCGAAACCAATGCGCCAACAATCTTTTTGCGCTGAGAAGGGGTCGCACCAATCATACCACCACGGGCGTTTGTTGACCGCGAAGTTCCCAAATCTGGCATTTCATATGGGTTTTCAGCCTCAAACTCATCAACCATAGAACGACGAGGAGGCAAAGGAACAGGCTCACGGCGCTGGCCGGGGTGAGGCAAAGGAACAGCACCGCCGCCATCTTTATGCGAACGAGGCTTTTTACCAAGGTGATGCTTGGCTTTGTTGCCTTCAACGTGGGCAACTTTGCCGCCACGTTTAAACTTTGATTTCGTAATCGGCATTTTCCCAGCGTTGCCGCTGTCCAAACCCGGTTCGCCATCCCAAGAATGGAACCCATCAAAGGTAGGAGTTTTGTGTTCTTTGTGCAAACCCATCCGCTTCATTTTAGCGGAAGAGGCCGACTTGGCTTCGCTCTTGTAATGCGTCATCTGCTTGCTCCGTGCTGCGTCCAGCATCAATTAGGAATTGTCTCTCAATTCCTTAACCTCAGGTTTTACTATTTGTTCAGCCTGAGAGGCGCTCTCTGGGTGAACTGCAATTTCACGGGCAAGCTGTAACATAGCTATCCGTTCTTTGCTTTCTCTGTCTTTAGTACGGTTCTGAGCATCAGCCGCCGAGTCTACTTCCTTAACTTTAACTTCTGCCATTTTTGCTTGCGCGTCAATCATTTTTGCTTGAGCCATAATCATTTCTGGGTCATGCAAGCCTGATGGAGCCTGTTCACCTCTGGCAATACGTTCCTTACTGGCGCGATCTTCATTGTTGTGATGAATATCAGCCAGAGCCTCAACCTTTTTAATCTGAACTTCTTCCTGACGACTTTGCGCATCCATCATCTTGGCTTGCGCAACAATCATCATTGGATCAGGAGGAGCGGCTTGAGGCGGCATTGGAGGATTAAACAAATCCGTCGCATCTTCAATTCCAAGCATCGTAAGAATACGCTCATCCACTTTTCGTGGATCATACAATTCAGGATTGGCCTGTTGCAGCTGCTTAATTGCCATAGCTTTTTGAATGCGAACCGATTGAGATGGCGTGTTTGGGTCTGCCATTGGAACAAGGTTAATGTTGTCCAAAGCATCAGTCAGCGTTTCAGGCGTCCATTGATACGATGGATATTTGTTATTTTCCCAGAATGCTTCAGGGCATTCACGGAACAAATCTTTCAGCAAATTAAACTCACGGGCTTGGGCCGCATGCATGCGCTTATGAACCGCAGAGATGACTTTCTGGGCCTGTTCAATCAACGCAATGGTTGTACCTACCGGAGCCTCGGCATTGCCTTCACCAACGTTTGTTTCGCTTGTAGAAGCCAAACGCTGGCCGCTGGCTTCCATTAATTGGATAAGGTTCAGGAACTGGCTGTCCACGCTGCGATAAGGCAATGGCATAACGGCAGACTGAATTGGACCGCCAGCCGTATCAATTGGCATGCCGCCGCCGGGAGGAATGCGAAACTCGTTGGTATTTTGCCGACCAGCTTGTTTTGCATATAAAAATCCGGGGAAGTTCGCAAACATCCCGTTATCAATGCACATACGCCAGCCAGCCGTAAGCGCCATTGTGGTGTTACCCACAAGGTGAAGCAGCCCCAAACCGTAAAAACCGAAGCCGGGTACAAATATAAAATCAACAAAGACTTGGCGACGGAGGCACTGTTCATCATCTTCTTTCCACCAACGGCGTATTTCCAAAATTTCCGTTGAGGTCTTATCAATCGTTACGCGGTATGGAAGTTGAAGCCCTGTTGGCCCTTCGTTGTCTTCGTGTTCAAATCCCGGAATGTCCAATTCACAATAGCATTCGTAGATTTCACGTAATTGGTTATCCGTACTTGCAAGGTTATTGGGTATTACGCCCTGCATTTGTTGGATTTTTTCTTCCACCACGTTCATTTTGGGTGGTTGGGCGCTGGAAAGAGGCACATCACGGTACATTCCTACCAGTTGCAGCCTTTTCAGGGTGCTTGGCGGCATCTTAATAACGTGAGTAATGCGCTGCGCAGTCGTAGCGGTTGTTTCAGCATTGGAGATAATGATTTCCGGAATGCTGACAAACTCCGATACTGGACGACGGCGGATTGGGCAGTAGTAAACCTTTTTAAAGGTAGTGCCGCCAAAACCCAGCGCAAAGAACATGCGCTCCGTATCCGGATAATACTCAGATGCGGTCACCGTGAGATAATGGTTAAAGTCCCGCTCAAATGCCGCAGCCTGTGCATCAATGTTGGCGCTGCTCAATCCGTCATTACGAATCTTGACGGGACCGCCAGAAGGCAGCAATTCTCCACGCGCATTGGCTTGGAACCGCACAATTGATTCCAAAAGCAACGGATGGCGAACAGTTGCTTGCCCTTCTACCGCCGTAGAACCATCAGAAGCGTTGGAACGCGGCTGCTCAATCTTGGTTCCCAGCAAATCAAGGCCAGCTTTATACTGTTCCAGCAATTCAGCGCGGGATTCGTTATCTTGTTCAATCAAACGGATAAGATCAGACGAGATCATCCCAAGCGTTGACGGGTTAATCCGTTTCGCAAGGTTTTCATGAAAATCATCGTCGCCATTATCCGTTTGCTCTGGCGCACCAAAACTAATGGTTACGGAACCATCCGGAAGTTCCACCTTAACATATGGAGATTTTGGATTTACTTCCGTTTTAAGATTGCCTTCAGCCGACATATCCATGTCGATTGCGCCAAAATCGTCCGGAGTACTACCCAAAACGGGGGTCTGCCGTATGTTCATAGGGGCTAATGGCATGGGCTACACCGGGTAAAGTTGCGAAATCTTTGACGACTTATATAGCATAGATTCAGTTTTTTCAGCTA